CAGATACTTTATATGCTCCAGATAAGGTAGATGTTGGCATTGTTCATATCGGTTTAGGTGCTTTTCATCGTGCACATCAAGCCGTATATATCGAGAAAAACCTCAATCGTCACCAAGGAGGCGATTGGGGGATTTGTGCGGTAAATATTCGCTCGAATAGCCAGTTGGTCGACGAGTTAAAAAGCAATGGTTGCCGTTATCATATTGCCGAATATCAAGACAGCCAGAACGTCGAGTTGCGCGAGATCAACGCGATTCGTGATGCTCTATTTGCTGGCGCTGATAAAGAGCCTTTGTTTACCAAGCTTGTGTCGCCAAAGACAAAGATCGTGACTTTAACCGTCACAGAAAAAGGCTATTACTTGTCACCAGCGGACAAAACTCTGCGCCAAGATGATCCAAGCATTCAGCACGATATACAGAACCCAACTGCGCCAAAAACCGCACCGGGAATCTTGGTTGAAGCCTTGTATCGCCGAAAAGAGTCTGGTTTAGAGCCGTTCACCATCTTGTCTTGTGACAACATGCCAGAGAATGGTCGTTTAACTCGCCAAGCCGTTTGTGATCTAGCCGCTCTGCGTTCGACTGAACTCGCGCAATGGATTCAAGATAATGTGGCGTTTCCTAGCTCCATGGTCGACAGAATCGTACCAGCTATGTCGGATGATTCTCGTGACCGTTTACAGAAAGAGCTGCAATGCGACGATCAAAATGCGGTCATGTGTGAAGCTTTCAGCCAATGGGTAGTAGAGGACAACTTCCCACAAGGTCGTCCAGATTGGGAAAACGATGGCGTACAAATGGTGGAAGACGTTCATCCATTTGAAACCATGAAGCTTCGTTTATTAAACGGCAGTCATTCCTTGTTGGCGTATGTTGGCTTAGCCGCTAAGCATAAAACCGTGGCACAAGCCGTTGCGGATGAAAAATTTGCGAACTTAATTCGTCACTACATGAGCGTTGAAGCCTCGCCTACCTTGGATCTACCACAAGAGGTTCAAGTACAAACCTACATTGAAAGTCTAGTGAGCCGCTTTGCTAATGACAGTCTGCAGCATCAGTTGTCACAAATTGCGATGGATGGCTCACAGAAAATTCCTCAGCGTTGGTTAAATGGCGCAGAAGAACGTTTAGCGAAAGGGGCGAAACAGGGGGGGCTTAATGCGACAGCACTAGGTATAGCGGCATGGTTATTTTATGTTCGCGGCGAAGATCTAGAAGGTAATCAGCACAAGGTCGATGACCCAATGGCGCAAACACTAAGCGAACTCCATGCTCGTTGTTCTGACCCAGAAAGCTTGGTTAGCGAAGCCCTAAAACTCAACGATATTTTCTCAACAGAAATCAGCCAAAGCGAGATTTTTTCTAATGCTGTGCTGAGCGCATATCAAACAATTATTTCAAGCGGTGTATAGGGACTACTTAAATGATCATATTCAGGGATTAACCGGAAGTTCCACGGAATAGACGGGATTTAAAACTAGAAAGCCAGTGAATTAGAGGGGTTGAGGTCTGTTTAGACTTTGGCCCCTTTTGCATTTTAGCAGCGTGGAAATTTTACGCCAGTTTGAGCAGTGGTTTTAAAATTAGTATTTTAAGTCTTGTTAGTTGAGCAACCGCAACGGATGCACAACGAATCTTTAAACACCGTTTAAACGTTTAATCAATCGCCGATGTCTTTGGCAATATGAACGACTTGCCCGATTACTTCAAATTGATGCTGTTCTTCTTTCTTGATTTCGAGGGGTGTGTACATGACGTTATCACTAATCAATCGCCATGCGCCTACGATGCTCTGGTAGCGCTTAACAAACAATTCATTGTCGTGTCTGAATATGTAGATGTGCCCATCTTGCGGACGACTACGGCCTGTGTGTACGACGAGAGTATCGTTATTGTTTATCGTCGGTTCCATGCTGTCACCTTTTGCCCAAACGATCACAAGATCCTTTTCAGCAAAGCCGCGAAACTTTAACCACTTCTTTCTGAACGCCAGATAACGCGAGGGTTCTAGCTGGTCTATGTTTAGCGACCCATTACCCGCTGACACTTGAATAGAGTAGCCAGGTATTAATGCAAACTCTGCTAAAAAGTCGACCTGTCCAACAGGTAATGCGCTTTGATTGTATGCCGTTACAGGCTCTTGAATAGATACATCACCTAACAAGCAGCGCTGTGTCTCGGCAGGCAGTAAGCTCACATGATATTCAAATGCCTTCGTCCCTTTCCTCTTTCTGACCAAGTGCGATTTGTCCTTTGCTAGCTCTTTGAGTTGGCTTCTAGTCCAACGATCTGATGTAGGAAAACCATCAAGTCCAGCCACTTCGGACGCCACAACCCATTCCATCCGTTTACCATCATAAGAAAAAGATGATTTAGCCGTTTCTTCGTCTCTTTCATCTTTTTCTATTAAGTCTTTGTTTTCTTTATTATTTTCCATCTTTAAACCTTTAACCTCTCATCCTTTAAACGGATGATTTACAAAATATTACATCCGTTTATGTTGATATATATGTCCGTTGCGTCCATTATGTCCTTACTAAGTTAAGCAACATAAAGGAGTTACTAAGATGAGTAAGAGCGCAGTTTCTCAGAAAACGGATGAAAACGGAAGTGATTGGCATCGAGCCGACATTGTCGCAGGACTAAAGAAACGTAATTTATCCGTTCGTCAGCTATCACGTAACGCAGGTCTATCAGAAAACACACTAGCGAATGCACTGCGTTCGCCATGGCCGAAGGGTGAAAAAATCATTGCTGATGCAATTGGTGTAACACCACAAGAGATATGGCCAAGCCGTTACCAAGAACTTCAAGCGGCAGTGTGAGGTAGATTGTATGTTTCTAACAGCAACCGAAATATCTGGTGCGGCAGGAATGCCAACCACAGAACGTAACACCCGCGAGAAGTTGAAACAGCTTGCTACTGCACAGCCAGAGCTTGCTCGCAAACGCGAAGGCACTAAGGCATTTGAATATCACATAAGCATCTTACCCGCTGCCACTCAGGCGGCTTTGTACAAGCGTGCTGGTCAAATCAAAGTCGGTGAAAAAGTCTTTGACGTGCCACAACAAAAAGCCGATCGCTATTGTCGCGAAGCGCTATGGTCACGTTGGAACAGCGCAGGCAGCAAAGCGCAAGCCAAGGCCAAAGCAAAACTGTCTTACCTGACCGTATTGCAACAGCTAATCAACAGCGGCGTACCCAAAATGACGGCTTACGAATCCGTATGTGAAGAATATGGCGTTGCCTTTGCTAGCGTTCGTCGTGAGTTTGCCAGCCTTAAAAACTTCGCAGAACAAGACTGGTTGCCTGTCCTTCTACCGAAGAACAAAGAAGCCGCTGTCAGTGCGCGCAAAGCTCGCTTTGCTTTCATCACGCCAGCCGCTTGGGACTTCATCAAGTCCGATTACCTACGCCAAGAAGAGCCAGCATTTAGCGTTTGTTATGAGCGACTAAAGGACGCTGCCAAGTCAAACGACTGGGTTATTCCTTCGAAGAAAAGCCTAGAACGCCGTATGCAGTTTGAAGTGCCACAAGAGCACCGTACGCTGTTGCGCAAAGGCGAACACGCTTTGGCCATGCTTTACCCACCACAAGAAAGAACCGTTGCAGATCTACATGCAATGGAATGGATCAACGGCGACGGCTACCAACATAACGTATTTGTACGTTGGTTTAACGGTGAAGTACTCCGCCCTAAAACATGGTTTTGGCAAGACATCTACAGCCGCAAGATTATCGGCTGGCGTTGTGATGTGAGCGAGAACACAGACTCTATTCGTCTATCCATGATGGACGTGTGCGAGAAGTACGGTATCCCTAAAGAAGTCACCATCGATAACACCCGCGCCGCAGCCAACAAATGGATGACAGGCGGTGTACCAAATCGTTACCGCTTCAAAGTCAAAGAAGACGACCCGCTCGGCATCATCCCCATGCTGGGTATGAAGTTGCATTGGTCTAGCGTGATCTTAGGAAAAGGTCACGGCCAAGCGAAACCTATCGAACGTGCGTTCGGTGTGGGTGGCTTAGAAGAATACATCGACAAACACCCAAGTTTGGCAGGTGCCTACACTGGCCCGAACCCAATGGCCAAGCCAGACAACTACGGATCGAAAGCTATTGAAGCGGACGTGTTCCTTGCTGCGATAGCCAAAGGCGTCGAAATGTACAACGCCAAAGCCAACCGCAACACAGAAATGGCCCAAGGCTTTATGTCGTTTAACGACGTGTTCAATACCAGCTACCAACATGCCGCGATTCGCAAAGCGACAACAGCACAATTGCAAATGATGATGCTGCAAGCCGAAGCCGTCACCGTAGACAAACACGGCACCATCACGCTAGACGCTGGCGGATCGATCAAGGGCCAGAAGAACCGCTATTACCACCAATCAATGATGGACATGGTCGGCAAGAAACTGGTTGCACGTTTCGACCCGCTTCGCCTTCACGATGCTGTCGAGATCTACACCCTAGATGGCGTGCATATCTGCCATGCCGAGTGTCAGCAAAAAGTGGGCTTTGGCGACACTCAAGCCGCTCGCGAAACCAAGCGCCATCGTACCCAGTTCACCAAAGCGACCAAAGCCGCTGCCCAGGCGCAAAAGACAATGGACGCGCTCGAACTCGCTGCACAAATGTCGCCGCTTGAAGAAGAGTTTATTCCAGATACTAAAGTCGTCATCCCCGCACGCCCTGCCGTGGTTTACGGAAACGTAGCTGTTGCACAGCAACCGCAGTACGAAGAAGAAAACGAGTACGAACAAAACTTTGCCGCATCCATTGCGGATTACCGCGAACAACAACAGAAAAACAAACTGTAAAAGGAAGCCACCATGACCAAAGTATTGACCATGCAAAGCAATGCCGAAGACCAAACCGCTGTACTGATGCGCATCAAAGCAAAGCTCGATGCAAAGGAAGTGACCGCCGCCCAACTGGCTCGTGAAATCAGCTCATCACCAGCAACGGTAAGCCAGATTCTTAACGGCAAATACCAAGCCGATGCGACTGCCATCGTCACCAAACTGGCCAAGTGGCTAGCACGTGACGAACAGAAACAATCTAGCCCAGTGGTTAACCCTGGCTTTGTGATGACAACCACAGCTAAACAAATCATGGACGACATGACCTACGCGCAAATCAGCGAATCCATCGTCGTCATATTTGGTGCGTCTGGCGTGGGTAAATCCGAAGCGTTACGCGAATACAAACGCAATAACAACAACGTTTGGCACGTGACCGCCAGCCCTAGCCGTTCAAGCCTAACCGAGTGTCTTTATGAACTTGCCATGGAGTTAGACATGGAGCAAGCCCCACGTCGTAAAGGGCCACTGTCTCGCGTGATCCGCAAACGTCTAATGGGAACTGAGGGGCTTATCGTCATCGACGAAGCCGACCACCTCGACTACCCAACCCTAGAAGAGCTTCGCATTCTGCAAGAAGAGACAGGTGTCGGCATGGTGCTTGTCGGTAACAACCGCGTTTACACCCAGCTAACTGGTGGCCGACGCAATGAAGACTTTGCCCGTCTGTTCTCTCGTATCGCCAAGAAACGCGGCATCCACAAAACAAAAATCGCAGACGTGAAAGCGATCGGCGACGCATGGAACGTCAACGGCGACAAAGAACGCGCATTGATGCAACAGATTAGCGAGCGCCCAGGTGGCCTTCGTCTACTAACCAAAACTTTGAAACTTGCGGCCATGTTTTGCAAAGGCGAACTCATCAACGAGAGCGCACTGCGGGCAGCATTCAATGAACTAGAAAACAACGACTGAGGGAAACGATATGTCAATTCAAGCAACAGTTAACTGTGATGGTGGAATGTGCACAAAAGAGTTCGAGTTGGATGCAATGGACTCTTCTGATGTGGAATCAAAGCATTACGAATTAGAGAACCACGGTTGGTTTATTGATCACGAAAATGGTTATGACTACTGCCCAAAATGCGCGCCAATCGTCCGTAAAGAAATGGAGCAAGACAATGACTAAATCAACACGCTATGACGGCTGGCACGTCCAGCCAAACCAACAAAATGCCCACATGCTTGAAAGCCTTTTGAACGTCAGCAAGACAGCTCATCAGCTTGTGAAAATGGGCATCACGATCACAGGCACGGTAATGGGTACCACACACCCGACCATCTTAGTAATGGCCACAGCGGAAACCAAAAAGCTAAAAGGTGCGGTCATCAAAACCCGCAACTTTAACGGTACTCGTACCAGTGTTTACAGCGCACAACTAAACAACTGCAACATCGAATGGGAGAGCAAGAATGTCCACTAGCAACCAGCAAGAAACCTTTATCAAAGTACCGGAAGGAATGCGCGTAAACGCTGATGGCCATTTCGTGCCAGAAGCCAGCATTCGTGAGCAAGATTTGCTACGCGATCAGGTCGTTATGGCACTGGTACCAGAGGCGCTTTCTCTTAGTCGTGACATGGCCGCGTACAAAGCAAAAGCCCTTAACGACATTTCGGATCTAATCGAAATCGCTGCCGATCGTTACGGCGCAAAGCTTGGCGGGAAGAAAGGCAACGTCAGCCTCGTGTCATTCGATGGTCGCTACAAAATCCAACGTACCTATCGTGAAGTGGTCGCTTTTACAGAAGAGATCGAAGCCGCCAAAGCCTTGATCGACTCTTGCCTTGTCCGCTGGAGCGAAGGCGCAAACGCCAACATTCGTACAGTGGTCTCACAAGCATTCCGCAAAAATCGAAGTGGCGAAATAAGCACAGGCAAAGTGCTGGATCTTATGCGCATGGAGATCGACGATGAGGAATGGAACCGCGCCATGATCGCATTGAAAGACGCGCTCAAATCCAACGGCACCGCCGTCTATATCCGAGTGTATGAACGCATTGAAAACACAGATCAATACAAACCTATCTCGCTAGATATTGCGGCGCTTTAAGGAGCACACCATGGCAAATACACACACAGTTCGTGCAGCAGCACAAAACGCGCTTAACCAGCCCGTGGCCGTCAGCGAGTACAAAGAATACCTAATGGAAGTCATCGCATTAGCCTGCGCCAACCTAAGCGAAATTAAAAGCCCAGAGTATGCCACGGCCTACCTGAGCGGCATCCAATGCATGATCGAAAAGCCACTAGAGCAAGGAGCGGCCTAATGATCACCAAAGAGCAATGGGAAGAAATCGAAAAAGGGTTAAGCGGCTCGTACGGTGCTGTCAAATTCAAACTAGGTGAGAAAGAGATCACGCTCGAAAAGCGCTTTATCAAAGAGAACGTGCTGGCGATTTGCGTCTTTATCGACGGCCAATTGCAACCTGCAATGGGTTGGCCTGGCAATCACTTTGACCCAATCGTCGAGCAGCTTTGGAATAAACGATCACGCTCTGTTTACTCCCCAACAGAACAAAAAAGGATCATCAAAGTATGGGGTAAACGAGAAGCAAAAAAATATCACGACCTTGATAAAAAAGTTGAATGGTACGAGGCATTTTTTAAAACCTTCGCATCAATGCAGCGCAAGTACAAAAAGATCGAAGGCTTGGAGTTTATAAGAACGGACTTTGTGAACCTTTAAAACCCATAAGCGAAACGCGGTTCGCCGCGTCTGCCTAGCGTAGTGGCTAGGTACTGATGAGCAGCTAAGGGGAATGAAATGTTAAGAGGAAAAACTGAAAAAGAAACATTAGATCTAAATGGTTGGGGAGTTGGTGATGTTTTGGAAGGTGACGAAGGTCATGGCCCAAGTCGAATTCTAATTACAACTATTGGAGAGGAGCTTTTTTTAGGTAAGTGGGATTATAAATGTGATGGAGAGTACGGCGAGGAGTCAGGTCGAATAACGCTAGCATTTCGTAATTGGAAAAAAGTTGAGCAATGTGATGAGGCCCACAAAGATAAAACCTTAGAAAGAAAAATACTTGAGCGGATGGCTTTAGGCAGCACAGGTTTATGTGATGAAGCAATGGCCTATTGCGCATTAAATTTAAGGTTAAGCCAAATTAGAGCGCCACATGATCCTTGTGACTTTAACCGTTGTTTAATTCTACTTTACTACATCCCAGAAATTCGTATTTCCTTCCCAAAGATCGCGTGTTTATCAGTAGATTGGCGAAGGGTTATTACTAACTGGGACATCTTAGAAAAGTCTTTTTTAAATGAAGCTGGCTTTGACTTTAGCAAAAGGCGTAACGCCCCGATTACCTACCAGCTAATGAAAGATCTTAGAGCAAAGCGCTAGCCAGCGCGGGAGGCTTTTATGTTTGGTGAATATACGCCACTCATGCCGCCGCAGTTGTTGAGTAAGCGGCTAGCAAATGGCAAGGGCATCCTCGACCCAGAGTTGGGTTTGCAAAAGTGGTGCCCAGATTGCAAAGAGTACTGGCCGCAAGACACCCTGTTTTGGGGAATATCAATACACAAACCCGACGGCCTGCAAAGCACATGCAAAGCCTGTCAGTTAGGAAACAAACGAGAAAAGCGCAACGCCGCTTAGGAGAGAGATATGACGATTAAAAAATACATAATTGTTAACGGAAACATGGACGATAGTTTTGATTTGGTTGTAGAGATTGATAGTGAAAAGTTCAGTGAAATACAGCGAGAGCTTTTTGATTTTCACGGGTTGCTTGAAGATTATGACGATGATGAGGCTTTAGAGCGATTACTCAAAAGACTTGGCTGTCGTGTATTTCAAATGAGCGCTCAAGGGCAAAGTGAAGAAAGCATCATCCGAGAGTTCAAAGTTGGCGAGGAAGGTTGGCCGCAAATGGACGGGTCATGGGGCATAAATATAGTGAGCATCGATTCTTTTGATTTTAGTGTCGATGACTTTGAAGTAGATGAATTGTAGCCAATGCATGACCTCATGGCCCAGACAGCTGGGGTGATCAAAACATTAGAGTTAGCGGGGGCGCACGTGATCGCAGTGCGTGCCAAACCGAACGGCTCACAAGTACAGATTAACGCGCCTTTACCAGACTGTTTACAAGAACACGTAGACGAAGAAAGCGACGCAGGACTAAACCTTTGGGGAGTGTGGATACAATGCAAACACAATACGATACCGGAAGAAGAAAGCGAATGATTGCCGCCATCAGCATCGGCAAGAAATCATTAGAGCTAGACGATGAAATCTACCGTCCAATGCTGAAAAGGTTAACGGGACAGACGAGTTTAAAATTGATGACCGAGCATCAGTTAAGCCTCGTTTTGGATCATTTTAAAAAGGCCCTTGGCTTTGTACCCGCACCACCAAAAGCCAACACCAAGAACAATACAAAACCAAAGCCACGCTCGCCAGCGGCCAACAAGATAAGAGCGATATGGATCACCATGCACAAGCAAGGATTTATTGAAAACGGCAGTGACCGCGCACTAGATGCCTACGGCCAACGCATGACCAAAACCACCAACGGACAAGGCGTTCAATACATTGTATGGCTGGATAACTGGCAAGCACAAAGCGTACTCGAATCGCTCAAGCGCTGGCACTACCGATTGATGAAAGAAGCTTTCGAGAAACAAGGCCGCCATGTAAACTCAGGTCTAAGTTACGAAGCATTAAGCGCAGACTATCAAAAACTAAACAAACCGTTATAACCAATTGAGTAGACTAGCAGGATAAAAAGCAAATGGATGATTACTGGAACTTAGCCTCAACAGTTGGGCAAACGATATACATTAATTCTGATCTGCTGGCGTCTAGCGGTACGGATTGGTGGACAATCTCAGGGGTGTTCTTTAGTACAGTGACCGCAATCGCTGGTGTTGTTATTGCAATAAAAGCACATTTTTTATCCCGCACTGCTACAGAAGCAAACAGACTACATAACAGGTTAAGTGTCAGACCTCTGCTTGGTACACATACAGCAAAGACATATGAGCCAGCAGTGGATAATTTATTTTCATTAGGGCTAAGCAATAATGGTGTTGGGCCAGCCATCATAACGCGTTTCCTTCTTCAGGTAGGTGGGGTCACTATTGTAGATCTAAAAGAAAAAAAAGACCGGAAAGGACTTGATTTACAACTAGCTCGACATGATTTCATTAACCTATTAAATTGTGGGAGGATTCATCCAAAAATTAACATATTAACACCAGGATCAAGTTGTTCGGCTAATACTAAAACCGAGCTTATTCATATTCATTTTTATGACGCTACTTTTGAGGAGGCTTTCAGAGCAATTGAGCAAATAGAGTTGCACATTGAATACTCCAATATCTATAACGAGCCAATGGAGCCACTCAACACCCACGTTAAAGACTGAATCCCACACCAGCCGGACTTACAATAGAAGCCTTCCTAATACGAAGGCTTTTTTATTGAGTGTGAGCTGAGGGGCGAACCATGAAACCAAGACAGCAAGAGCGAGACGAAACCACAATAGATGCATTCGGATTCGATAACGTTTCCATTGATGCCATCGAACATATAGATGACGAGAATTGCCGCTGGCCAGAAGCAATGCGCCAAATCTACGACATACTAAAACACGAACTGGATAAAACAGAGAAAGACAGCTCTATTGCATTGCGACAGTTGAGCGCCATTTGTGATGCGTTCGGCGGTATGCAATTTTATTTGCCGCGCGGATATCGACTAGAAAAAGAACTCAAACATCTTAAAATATGGAACGAATTTAACGGTCATAACGTGCAAGAGTTGTGTCAAAAATATAAACTGAGCATGCAGCAGATCTATCGAGTGATTGCTATTATGCGCCAACACGAAACCAACAAGCGCCAAGCGCAACTTTTTTAAGGGTCGAAAAATGACAGTTTACCAATTAATAGTAATGATGATTGCAGGCTTAATAACTGTTCTTCCTCTTTGCGCTATTGCCAAGAAAGCAGGCTTTAAAGGTGATTGGTGGGTTGCTTTGCTGCTTATCTTAGTCCCATTTTTACAGCTGATTTACTTGTACATGATTGCTTTTAAAAAATGGTCTAAGTGAGGAGAAGTAACATGAAAGCATTTATAGTTTTGTTTGTCGTTTTACTCATGCCATTGAAGGCGTTAAGTAGCGAAAGTGCATGGAAATACAATGATGACTTACGAGCGTTTGTGTCAACGGATATGGTTGGAAAAAACATACAAGCAATGGTGCCTGTTCATAAAGATGGAGGCATGAAATTTGGAATATTTCTTCCTTATGATCAGTGTTATGTTAAGGAATCATATTCAGAGCCGTTCGGTGATCTGTATGTTCTGGGCAATTATGAAGAATTTAGACTGCAATGTCTTGGGCCAAAAAAAGCCGTCGCTTTCCCTAATGATGGGGCGATTTCTGATGGCATTATTGAGTCACTAAAAACGAATGGAAATGTATGTTTGATCGTAGATCAAGATAATAAAATGTGTTTTTCTGGTGCAGGTATTAATGATCTAAAGCCCAGGACTTAGAAACAGCAAACAAGGTTAATCCGCCCCCTCACTCTTAAAAAAGCACAATCAAATGAACTAATTTGATTGTGCTTTTTTTTATGTCTACATATCACTGCTTTAACACTAAGCCTTACTCAGAAGCCTTCCTGTTCGCTGTTGTCTTTGTGCTGATCAAAGAAGGCGCATTGTATGCAGACGGCACACCAAAACCCGACCTTGGTTACGTTAACGACCCAAAAGACTTGGGTGGCGAAACCAAGGGCGGCATTAGCAAACGCGCCTTTCCTCATCTTGATATTGCCGCGCTTACCCTTGATGACATTGTGCGTATCTACCACACCCGCTATTGGCGAGCAGCGTATTGTCCAGAATGGTCGCCAGCCGTGGCGCTGTATGTGTTCGATTCAGCGGTTCAACATGGCGCGATCACGTCCATTAAGTTACTGCAAGAAATCTCAGCCTGTAAAGACGACGGCATGGTGGGGCCAAAGACTCGCGCCGCTGTTACCTCGCTAGATCAAGAATACCTTCTTGCCCGTTTCGGGCTACGTCGTGCGCGCTTCTATGCTCGCATCATCCAGAGCAACACATCACAAGTGCGCTTCATTGAAGGCTGGCATAACCGCCTAGTCGATCTCACGAACGCTGCATGGGAAATCAAGGAGTAAATTATGTTGACGTTACTTACAGGGCTTGCGTCCCTTGCTGTTGATCTTGGCCCAGCTGCCATTCGTGGCGTGGCGCATTTATTTGGTGGTAGCGATACCGCCGAGAAAGTGGCGAGTGCGGTAGAGAAAGCCGATGCTGTGCTTGGTTTAAGCAAAGACGCTAAGCAGATCGCAGTGACTCGTGAGTTACAAAACTTGCCGCCAGAAGCAATGGTTGAACTAGAACGAATCAAAGTCGAACTAGAAAAACAAATTACCCGCCGCCAAGAACTCGACCTGACAGACAAGCAAGCCGAGCACCACGAAACGCAAGAAACAGTGCGTGCAGGTGATAAAGCCACAGACGAATACGTCCGTCATACACGACCATTACAAGCGCGACAAAGCTTTTGGGCTGGCACGATTTATATTTTTGGAATGTCGCTGGCTAAAGCCTTCAACCTTACTGCTGATGGCCCCGATGTTGCTATCGCATTGACTTTGTTTGCCCTGGCGTTTTCTTATCACGGCTTGCGCTCACTTGATGGCTTTGCGCCTTACTCAAAAAGCAGCGGTGATAAAGTGACAGGCGCGATTGCAAACGTAATTAAGGGGCGCAAATGACCGACCAGTTTGATCGCGCTTCAGAGCTAGAGCAAGAACACAGAGATCGTGCGTTAGCAGCACAGCGCAACCGCCCAATCGAAGAGCCAGACGAAGACGCCCACGGTGTCCGCTACTGTCTGGCATGTGGCGACATCATACCAAAGCAGCGTGTCGAGTTAGTGCCAACCGCTGTGCGCTGTGTTGCTTGCCAAAACAAGAAGGAGCGAACGCATGGGTGAATTGTTACTGAAATATTGGGCACCCATTTGGGCATTGCTAACCACCGCCGCGATTATTGTTATGGCGTTTCTAGCAAAAACCTACGCCAAAAAAGAAGACGTGCAAGCGGTCTCTAAAAAAGTCGATCACTTAGAAGGCAAGTTAGATGCAATGGCAACACAGCAACAAGTAACCGAGCTGCTTGTTCAGCTAGAAAGACACAGTGGCGAAATGAAAGAAATGAGAGCGCAGATTCAACCCATCGAAAACTTGTCTCGTTTGCTGTTAGAACAGCGCCTTAACGATGATAAAAGGAGTAATTAAATGTCGTTTAAAGACCTGTTAAAAGAAGACCAGCGGCTTGTCATCTTGCGCTCGCTCAACGAGATGCCAGCCTATGAAGCCAACGAATCCATCTTAGATACCTGCTTAGAAAGTTATGGTCACAATATTAGCCGCGATGCAGTTCGTACGCACTTGGCTTGGCTGCAAGAGCAAGACTTGATAACAATCCGCGAAATGAGCGCTCACCAAATCGCCAAGTTAACAGGTCGCGGCCAAGACGTAGCAACAGGCCAAGCCGCACAGCCAGGCGTGAAGAAGCCAAGAGCATAAGGGGCGGCTATGTTAAAGCGAGCAAAGAACCGCAAGTCAAAAGTAGACCTACTGCCAGAAGACATTCGCACCAGCATCGGTGCGTTAATTCGTTCTGGCAATATGTTGCAAAAAGACATCCTAGCCGCCGTCAATGAAATGATCGACGAAGCAGGCTTACCCGAAGATGCCAAGATCAGCCGCACGTCATTTAACCGCTATGCACAGCGCATGGAAAACCGTGGCGCTCGTATTCGTGAAGCGCGTGAGGTTGCCGAGGTATGGACGACCAAGCTAGGTGATGCCCCTGTTTCAGAAGTTGGCAAATTACTGCAAGAGTTTGTGCGAACCATGGCGTTCGAAACCTCCATGCACATGATGGACGAAGCAGAGAAAGAAGGCGCTGAACCTATCCCACCAAAAGCACTTGGCCAACTTGCCTTAGTTGTGCAGCGTATCGAACAAGCCGCCATGACAAGCCACAAAGTCGAAAAAGAAATTCGTAAGGCGTTTGCCGAACAAGCCGCCAGTGAAGTGGAAGCTGTTGTTAAAAAAGCGGGTATTTCAGCGGACACCGCCGCCGACATTAAGAAACACATTCTAGGGATCGCGTGATGAAACCAGAGATTTTAAAGTTCTTTAAATGGCAGCACTTGCCAGAGCATTTGCAGCTAGTCAGCAAGCCTTTTTCTGATATGGCTGAACTGATCGCTGAGCGTCTACCTGACAATGAGGAAAGAGTCGTGGCGCTTCGTAAGCTGCTTGAGTCAAAAGATGCGGCTGTGAGGACATTAGTATGAAGCATGAATTGCAGCAAATTCAAAACGGCATACTGGTAACTAATGCAGACGATAGCGTTGTGTACTATCCAAACATTGATGAAGTCATTGCGGGTATCACAGCGTCACTAAAAGAAGACTTCAAAGAAAGTCGCCAGTTTGAATGGGACGGCGCTTGCACTGTCTCTCTATCGGTTTCTGGATTGCCAGTATGATCACGTCCGAGCTACAGCAACTCACCAGCCAATCAGCCGCTGCTATTTTGCGAAAAGAATTTAATCCTGATGAAGTGTTGTTGGATTATCAAAAAGATTGGATCAATGACAGCTCACAATTAAAGATTTGTGAAAAATCTCGTCGTACTGGTGTGACCTGGGCCGAAGCCGCAGACGATGCATTAACCGCATCTATGGCGTCGGATGCTGGCGGGGAAGATGTATTTTATATTGGTTCTAACAAAGACATGGCGCGGGAATTTATCGACGCTGTGGCAATGTGGGCCAAAGCATACAACTTAGCGTGTGGTGATGTGGGCGAAGAAGTCTTTGAAGATGAAGACAAAGACATTCTCACTTATGTGATTTATTTCTCGTCTGGTTTTAAAGTAAAAGCTCTGTCGTCTAATCCCAAAAACATGCGGGGGATGCAAGGTACAGTAGTGATCGATGAAGCGGCATTCCATGAGAAGTTAGCCGAGGTGTTAAAAGCCGCGCTTGCCTTGACCATGTGGGGCTCAAAAGTCCGCATCATTTCCACTCATAACGGCATTGAAAACTTATTCAACCAGCTAATTCAAGACAGTCTCGCGGGTAAGAAACGCTACTCCATTCATACTATAACCCTAGACCGTGCATGCGCAGATGGTCTTTATAAGCGTATCTGTCAGGTTAAAAAACAAGAGTGGTCACAGGAACTCGAAGACGAATGGAAAGCCAACTTAATCAAAGACACGGCTACCGAAGAAGACGCCCTAGAAGAATATTACTGCGTTCCTAAAAACGGCGGTGGCGCTTATATCTCTCGTGGCCTGCGTGATCGTGCGGCCCGCCTACTTGATGCGCCTGTTTTTCGATTTACTGGAACCTCTACGTTTAACACAGCCAGCGAACATGCACGCAAAGGTGAAATGCAAGAGTGGCTAGAAGAGTTCGTACTGCCAGAATTAGAAAAGCTGCCACCCGATTTACGACACTGTCTTGGGGAAGACTTTGCCAGGAACGGAGACTTAACCGTATTCGCCCCGATAACAGTCGAAGCCAACACAAAACGCATCGTGCCTTTTCTTGTTGAGCTGGCGAACGTGCCATTCAAGCAGCAAGAGCAAGCGCTGTATTTTATCTGTGATCGCTTGCCCAAGCGGGACGGCATTGCGCTGGATGCGCGAGGCAACGGCCAATACTTAGCCGAGCAAGCCAAATACAAATACGGTGATGAAGTGGTCGAAGTCATGTTGTCCGTTGGTTACTACCGAGAGAACATGCCCATCTTTAAAGCGGCTTTCGAAGACGACGACATTGTCCTGCCTAAGCATGAAGACATCGTGACTGATCTCGGTCAAATCCAAATCATTCGTGGTGTGCCTGGCATAGATGACAGCCGAACAAAAGGCAGCGACGGAAACAAACGTCACGGCGATAGCGCCATCGCTATATTCCTTGGTTACATCGTTTCAAAACAAGAAATGACACGTTACGAACTCCACACCATCGGCGGCCGTGGCGACGATATCAACCGCCGCTTCTTTGGTACCGCCGAAGAAAATGACTTATATGATGACATTGGCCAAGCGTCAGGCCGACAAGGAATACGATTATGACCAGCCCAATTTTAGACCAGAACGGCAAGCCCTTCGAAGCCGAGAAAGAAATCCTCAGCGAAGAAATAACGCGAGCCTACACAACAGGTATTCGCAACCCACGACCCGCTAGTGTTGCCAGTATGTTAACGCCCAGCCGCTTGGCTGGGTTGTTGCGTGGTGTGGTTGACGGTAACGACCCAGAACAATACATGACGCTCGCAGAAGAAATGGAAGAGCGAGACTTGCATTACGCGGCACAGCTTAGAACGCGTAAGCTCGTTGTCGCGTCTATCATGCCAACGGTCGAAGCGGCCAGTGATTCCCCTGCTGATGTTGCTATGGCGGATCGTGTACGCGCGATCCTCCATCAAGACGCCATGCCAGAGCTGTTCTTTGATTTGCTTGATGGCCTTGGTAAAGGCATTGGTGTATCTGAGATCCTATGGAACACCAACAAAACGCCATGGACACCACAAGCTTATAAATGGGTAGACCCTCGTTACTTGCGTCCAGACCAGGACACGCTCCAAGAGATTCTATTGATCAGTGACGAAGCCCCATACGGTGCACCGCTTGAACCATACAAGTTCATCGTCCACACACCGCGCTCGAAGTCTGGCAGCGTGTGGCGCAATGGTTTGGCTCGCTTAGTTGCTGTTATGTACATGCTGAAAAGCTACACGCTTAGAGATTGGTGGTCATTCGCAGAAGTGTTCGGCATCCCGATCCGCGTGGGCAAGTATGGCCCGAACGCCACCAAAGACGACATCGCCACACTGATCAATGCGATCGGTAAAATCGCCAGCGATGCAGGCGCGGCCATTCCTGACTCTATGAAAATGGAACTTATCGAATCTGGTGCAGCGAAAGGTGGCGATACGCTTTTTGAAAACATGGCCCGATGGTGTGACGAACAAATTAGTAAAGCCGTACTTGGTCAAACCATGACGAGCGACAATGGCAGCTCACGCAGCCAAGCCGAAGTGCATGACGAAGTACGGACGGACATTGCAAAGTGGGACGCGCGACAGTTAGAAGCAACGATCAACGACCAGCTCGTTAAGCCCTACATTATTCTAAACTGGGGTGTGCAAGAGCATTACCCTCGCGTTCGCATCAAGATTGACGAGCCAGAAGATTTGAAAATGCTGGTTGACTCACTGGCCCCTATGATTGATCGCGGTATGAAAGTATCAGCAAAACAAATACTGGATAAGTTTGGTTTGAAGCCAGCCGAAGACGATGACGAACTGCTAACACCAGAAGGTAGTTTAACGCCCGTTTATCCAAGCAGTGAACAGGGTTTAAACGGCACAGCGTTAAATCGATCTACTCGCCCCGTCGCAATGAATCGTACACAGACCAATATCGATACGGATATCGACGACATGACAGATGAGGCCATGGCCGACTGGGTCGAGGTCGGTGGTGAAGAGTTTATGAACCCGATTTTAAAAGCGGCTGAATCTGTGAGCAGCTTTGAAGAGTTTCAAGCGTTACTGCCAGAGCTACAACAGAACCTGACAGCGGAACAGTTCACCGAGCAGTTGGCTAGAATGATGTTTCAGTCTCGTGCATTGGGAGACGTAAACGATGTCTGATAATGTCATCAACCAAGAGGCTCTACGCTATTTAATCGACAAAGATTTAAAGCCAGGTTTTGACTATCGTGATGTTTGGAAAGCGGAACATGGCAACGCATTCACCGTTGCCAAGATGACCAATGCGGATTTGTTACTTGATGTACAGGTTATGGTTGCCGACGCTATTGCAAGCGGCCAGACGTTCGCCCAGTTCCGTGATGTACTAAAACCACTACTCGTTAAAAAGGGATGGTGGGGCATACAAGAAATGGTCGACCCGCTAACAAACGAGACGCAACCCGTACAGCTTGGCAGTACTGGCCGTATTAAAACCATCTACAAAACCAACATGCGTACCGCTCGCGCCGCTGGTCAATGGGAACGAGCGCAACGTACTAAGCGCGCCTTGCCGTATCTCATCTATGAACTTGGCCCGTCCGAGAATCATAGGCACCAACACGAGCAATGGGCTAGTACTTGCTTGCCCATTGATGACCCGTGGTGGAAAACCCACATGACGCCAAACGGCTGGGGCTGCAAGTGCGGTGTACGCCAAGTGTCTCGCGGTGAATATGAGCAGCTCGTGAAGGATGGCAAGATCAAAACCGAAGCGCCCGATAACGGAACCAAGGAATGGGTTAACAAGCGAACGGGCGAAGTGGAAATCATACCGCGTGGTATTGATCCAGGATGGAATTACAACCCTGGCATAAACAGAGAACAGGAATTGAAAGACGCCCTCGCAACCAAAGAAAAAGCCCTGTTTGATCCTACAAAATAAATAACGAGCCGAACGCCTCAGAGCGCGCCTAAGCAATTTAATCACCTAGGCGCGGCATCTTAACGAGAAAAAATGTTTAAACGTTTCTACGAGAAATTAAACACGGTTTAAATATGGTTTTATTGCATAGACAAACCAAGCGCTACAAAACTCCACTAAGATAACCCAGAAATACAGCAAAGAGAGTTAATCTAGGTTTTCCTACCAACTGCATAAACTGGGTTCAATAGATAAATTATTGGAGTCAGCTCAATGCCACAAGTCGCACTCACCGCTTTATGTTTCCAAATGCCTCAGTTCGTTCAAAGCGAGGAAAAGGATTCTGACATTCAGTGGTTACCAATGATTCCAGCGGGTACCGCTGAGGGTCGTGACGGTCGTAAGTGGTTTAACAACAATCCCGACGCCATCGTTGCCGCATTCGATACCAAACTTCCTTTCGACGTTGAACACGCTACCGAAATCAAAGGCCCAAAAGGCGAAGACGCCGATGCCTATGGCTGGATAGTCGCGCTAGAAAACCGCAATGGTGAAATCTGGGGCGGTGTTGAATGGAATGAAAATGGCGATTGGAAAATCAAAGACAAACGCTATTGCTTTTATTCCCCTGCGTTCTCTCATGACAGCCAATCTAACATCATCGCTATTGTCAGCGCAGGTCTAACTAATAAACCGAACTTTCGAGTTCCCGCCTTAAACCGTTCTGAAAACCAAGAGGATACAACCATGCCGTTGCCTAAAGCATTGGCCGATGCACTCGCATTGCCAGAAACTGCCACCGAGCAAGACGCCGTAGCTGCTATTGGTACGCTCAAGTCTGCTGAACAAGTTGCGCTTAACCGTGCCAATCAACCCGACTTAACTAAGTTCGTACCGAAGGAAACGTACGAAGTGGCGCTTAACCGCGCGACAACGGCCGAGTCTGCTATTAAAGCCGTGCAAGACAAAGAGACTGAAGGTCTAGTCGATGCGGCCATTGCGGCTGGCAAAGTCGCCCCAGCGAACAAAGAAATGTACGTCGCGCTTTGTCGTAGCGAAGGTGGCCGCGAACAGTTCGAGAAATTCGCGGAGTCTGCGCCAAAGATCGTTGACGCTACAGCGAAGAAAACGCCAGTGCAACAGCAAGAAAGTGCTCTCGAAGAGCATGAAATTGCTATGTGTCGAAAATTGCAAATTTCTGAAAGCGACTTTCAGAAATCCAAACTCGCTTTAAACATTAAGTAAAGGATCATAAACATGGCTGCTACAGAAGCTCAAATTTTATCCGCGCTATTCGTCGCAATGTCGACGGCCTATACACAAGGTCTAAGCGCTGCAACACCTCAATGGGATAAAGTCGCCACCAAAGTTCCTTCGTCTGGTGCGGCTAACTATTACGGTTGGCTAAAAGACTTACCAGGTATCTCTGAATGGGTTGGCGCTCGTCAACTTGCAGACCTAGGTAAGCACGGTTATTCGGTTGAAAACAAAACGTTCGAAAGCTCTATCTCTATTAGTCGAGAAAGTATTGAAGACGATCAAGTTGGCATGTATTCCGTTGTTGCTAAGAACTATGGCGAGCAAGTGGCCATGTTCCCTGACACATTGACTTATCCATTATTGGTTGCTGGTTTCTCGACCTTATGTTTCGACGGTCAGAACTACTTCGATACGGATCACCCGCTAGGTGATACAGGTGGATCAGTTTACAGCAACGTGGTTGGCGACCCGTCTACTGATACAGGTGAACCGTGGTTTGTATTCGATGACACCAAAGTATTGAAGCCAATCGTGTTTCAAGATCGCCGTCCGTTTGTGTTTAAAAACATGAATCCAAATGAAGAATACACATGGTTCAACAACAAAATGGCGGCTGGTGTCGATGGTCGTTGTAACGTGGGTTTCTCCTTCCCTCAGTTATGTATTGGTTCTAAAGCACCACTGACCAAAGCGAACTATGAAGCGGCTGTAAAACTGCTTGGCACAATGAAGAAAGCAGACGGTACACCTATTGGTATTCGTCCTACCACTATCGCGGTGGGCTATGGAAACCGAGCCGCTGCGAAAGGTTTGTTTGACAGCATGTTAGTCGCTGGCGGTGATTCCAACATCTATTACAAAGACGTTGAAATTGTAGTTACGCCATTCGTTGCATAACCACTAACTAAAAAGAACCAATCAAAAATGGCGGCTTATTGCGCCGCCATTTTTTAAAAGACAGGAGTTTGTCGTGAGTGAAGCAACTAAAAAAACTACAGCGCCAAAAACTAAAGGTGCTGGAGCAACTGCAAAAACAGTGGCGAAAGGTGCTACCGAGCAAGCAACGGAAACCAAACCGGACGCGACTGTGAAATCGGACGAAACCAAACCAACCGAGTCTACGCCAGAGACCCCGTCTACGGGTGAGGCCGACAAGCTGGAGCAATCAAATGCTGAGAAGGCAGACTCAAAAACAGAGGGAAAGCAAAACGATGGTGAACTCAATAAAGAATCTTCTGGTGCTAATGGCGTTGGTGCTGAATTGGGCACTAATGCCGCAGGAAATGATGGCTCACAGAATAGTGTTGCTGGTAGTGACGTTGTCATTAATGGCGCTAGTAACAGTGCCCGTTCCGCAACGTTGGGAGAACAGTTTAAAGGTGCGTTTGTCGTCACTGCTAAAACGGATACGGGCTTTTGGCGTTCGGGTATCAAGTTCAAACGTCTTGAAAAGACCTTGGTTCTGGTGCTGGACGAAGACGAAAGCGGGATTGATGACGTGGAAATCGTGGGTTACGAGTCGGCTCAAGTTGTTTGTCTCTCAGCTGAAAAGGCTAAGCGTATTTACAACGAAAAGAACCTCGTCGTAACCGAAATTGATCTCGACGAACTAAAAGTGAAGTAAGGGAAAACCAATGGCCACTTACGCAACCAAACAAGACTTATTAGATCGTGATAGTTCGATGGTGTGGAACCTCGCTATCGATAGAAACACAGACGATCTAAACAACACAGCTATCGATGAAGCATTAAAGCAAGCAGACGACGAAATCAATTCATACCTCGCGCGCCGCTATGTTTTGCCACTCGAAACCGTGCCGAGTTTGTTGGGTGGGTTGGCCATTACTATAAGTTTTTATTGGCTGGCTGACCGAGATCAGCAAGCCACCAATATGATGACCGAGCGCTATAACTCGGCATTAAAAACACTGAAAGAGATTTCAAATGGTCAGCGTGAATTAGGTTTACCTACGCTGGAAACCCCGACCGAAGGTGCAGTGGGCAAAGTCGAGCTCATTCAAGACAACGAGCGTTTGTTCACTCGTAAGTCACTGGGTGGAATCCTCTAGTGGGTATCTCTGTTCAGGTAAACGGCCAAGCGGAACTAGAGCGCTATCAGCGAATGATAGACGCACTCGGCAACCCAGCCCACAAACGTGAGTTGTTAGAAACCATCGGTGCTGTCGCAGAGAGCCAAACCCGTCGACGCATCACAACAGAGAAAACCGCACCAGACGGAACACCGTGGCAAGCCTGGTCTGCAAGCTACGCGAAAACACGCCACGGCAATCAGTCGCTGTTGCAAGGCGATGGTCCATTACTTGACTCGATTCAGTACCAAGTCAAAGGCAGCAAAGTACACCTTGGTTCGCCGTTGCCATATGCACCATCTATACAAGATGGCTTTAAAGGGTCGGTCAATATATCGGCTCATACCCGACGCATTACACAAGCGTTCGGTAAGGCGCTCAAGTTTCCCGTTAATCAAACGGTCAGCGCATTTACTCGCGCGATGAACATGCCACAGCGCGAATTTTTAGGATTGAGCGGCAATAACAAAACAGAGCTGCTTGATACCGTTGGGGATTTTTGGAGCGAGGTAATGCGCGATGCGTCCTGATTTTGTAACAACAGGTTCAACAGTCTACGCGGTCAATGAGATCGTCAGCTACTTAACGCCAAAGCTGACAGGCAACGAAGACGACATCGACAAGGTGTCAAAAATTACACGTCACGTTGGGCGTTTTGATAAGCCCAACGAGATTAAAAATTGGATGAGCGGCAAAGACGGCGGCATCCGCATTGCCGCTCTACGTGTTCGCAATATCGATCAGTCAGCCGGACAGATGACGGGTGATGTGGATTTAGTAGCTTATGTGTTTTGTACCGAGCAGTTCGGCTACTCACGTGACCAGCGCGCGGAAGTGATCGCGGGGCGATTAGCAAAGCTGCTGCTGGCAAATAAAGGCGTTCCCACTGCGAACAAGAAAGCTGAAAGCTTAAACATGGATAACTTGTACAGCGGTGATGTAGACGGCCTTGGCCTTGCGATCTGGTCAGTCAGCTGGACACAAAACTGGGTGCTAGATAAGCCCCTTACCGCCGCCGATTTAGACGACTTTGTAACTATGCATGCCACGGCAGAGATTGCCCATGGCGCACCGACGATGGACAGCGACATTACTTTAGATCAATAGAGACAGGACTAACAAAATGAGCACTCAAGATATGATCACGATCAAACCCGCTAAAGCTGGCGTGAACGTACTCAAGCCAGACGGCACACATTTAGCGAATAATGGCGAGACTGTAAAGCGATCGGCTTTTTGGGTTCGTCGTTTATCCGACAAAGATGTCGAGATTGTAAAGCCAGCCACCGTAGCCAAAGCCGCTGCTAAGAAAGGAGAGTAACTATGTCACTCGGTAATATTCCAAATGACGTAAAAGTACCGCTCGTTTACATCGAAATCGATAACAGCGGTGCTTTAACAGGCACACCAACCCTAGTAAACAAAGTGCTGATCATTGGTCAGCAACTGGCCAGCGGCACAGCCAACGCGCTAGACACTCGTCGCATCGGTACCAGTGAAGCGGACATGGACGACGCATACGGCAAAGGCTCTATGCTCGCGAAGATGCTAAAGCGCTTTCGTGCTATTAACCCATCAACCGATATGTATGCTCTTGGTGTTGCGGATCTCACAGGCTCAGCCGCAAGCGGCACGATCACGGTCACAGTGGGAACGGCGAGCGCGGGTGTTGTTGCTTTGTTGATCGACGGTGTGAGCGTACAAGTCGCGGTAAAAGCGGGCGACGATGCCGCAGCGATTGCCACATCTATCGTTGCGGCCGTTACGGCCAAAACCGATTTGCCTGTTACCGCTGCTGCTGAAGTGGGTGTCGTGACACTAACATGCAAATGGAAAGGCGAAACGGGTAACGACATCGACGTTCGTTACAACTACTACGATGGTGAAGTCTTGGCCAAAGGTGTCACGGTTGCGGTCACTGCCATGACAGGCGGTGCGGGTACACCAGACATTAGTAGTATCGTCGCGGCTATTCCAGACGAGTGGTACAACCATTTTGTGCAACCGTACTCAGACACTCAAAGCCTAAACGGTTTGCGCGATGAACTTGTCGACCGTTACGGCCCTTTGAAAATGATGGAAGGCATTGCTTATACAGCCATGCGCGGCACGTTTTCAGAAACCAGCACATGGGGTGAAGGTCGAAACGATTACCTGATCACCTGCATGGGTACCAACAAATCACCAAGTTCACCTTGGGACTTTGCTGCCGCTTACGGTGCGCGTGCTAGCTACTCGCTTGCGATTGATCCAGCGCGCCCACTGCAAACGCTCGTGCTAACAGGGATTTTACCGCCAGCCAAAACAGACCGTTGGGATTGGACAGAACGCAACTTGCTATTACAAAGCGGTGTTGCCACTTACATGGTGACGGCGGGTGACGAAGTGGCTATCGAACGTGAAGTGTCCACATACAAGGTCAACAGCTATGGCGATCCTGATCCGAGTTACTTGGATATCACCACACCAGCAACGCTTGGTTACCTTCGCTACTCGTTGAAAGCTATGGTCACAAACCGATTCCCTCGCCACAAATTGGCGGGTGATGACGTTCTTGATTTCATCGATCCAGGTCAACCGATTGTCACGCCTAAGATCATGCGTAACGCGATCATCGAGCAGGCTCGCATTGATTGGGTGCCAAAGGGTTTGATGGAAGACATAGAAGGTTTTAAAGCGTCGCTGTCTGTCTATCGTGATGAGTCAAATAAGAATCGACTAAATTGCGTGTGGAAACCAGACATCGTTAATCAGTTGCGCGTGTTCGCGGCACTCACTCAGTTCAAACTATAAGTAAGGAGTAGCAGATGGCTATTTTAGGTAGCGCGGTCATTCGTGCGAACAGCAAACAGTTAAAAACCAAGCCTGGTACTGTGTTTAGTCCAGGTGGCTACACCTCTACCGAGCATGCAGGGCCAAACAAAATTTGGGGGTTTTCGAAAACATTCGTTAAGCCAACCATGCAGGTCACTATCGTGGCTGATGAAGACGTTGATCTGATGGAAATTAACGCCATGACAAACGTGACGCTAACGTTTGAGGGCGATAACGGGCTTGATTACATGATGACGGGCTGTGAGCCGCAAGAGCCATTTTCAATGACCGATGCGGGTGAAATTAGCGGTACATTTCATGGAATGAAGGCGGAGAGAGTCTAATGGCCATCATGACGTTTGAATTAGAGCACGGCTTCAAAGTAGGCGAATCAACTCACACGGAAGTGGGTCTTCGTAAGCTGACTACAGGCGACTATATAGACGCCCAGTTAGCGGCTGAAAAAGTTGTCGTGCAAAACAACAAAGCGTTGGCTTATACGTCTGACGTGTTGATGGGGTTAGAGATGCTGGGGCGACAGGTTGAATATATCGGTCAAGTCCAAGGCCCGTTTAGCATTAAAGATATGCGTAAGTTGCACGAAGATGATTTTCAGATGATTCAAGAGAAAGCGGAAGAACTGGACAATCAGCTGGCCGAGGCGCTAGCACAGCGGGGGCGAACACTCGGGGATGGGTGACGTTTGCGAACAACTCACTTGGGCGCTTAGCGCCCGCATCCCCATCGAATCCACTCGTAAAATGACGTTCGACAAGCTGCTTAAATGCGCTGATTTTTTTAGACCTCCAAACCAGAAATAATACATAGAGAACCCCATGGCGCAGAAACTCGAAACAAACATTATTATTAACCTCGCGGGTAACTTGGCGGCGAAAGCCAAGCGCTATGGTAATTCTATGGGTGAGTTTGCTCGTAAAAATGAACGATCAATGAAGATGGTTCGTATGTCTACAGCGGCAGCTGGTCGTGGCATAGACCGCTTGGGTAATCGCTATGTGGGTTTGGCTGCGACATTGGCCACAGGTGCAGCTGTGCGTGGTGTTGGTAATTTTGAAGAGCAGATGACGCGCATCGGTACTAACGCCAAGCTGACAGACGATCAAGTAAAAGCCCTTACTAAATCGGTAGAGAATGTTTCAAACCAAGATGATGTGCGTATCGATACAACACAGATCGCAGCGGGTGTTGATGCGCTGCTTGGTAAAACGGGTGACTTAGAGTTCACCATGGATAACCTGCAAAACATGGGGCAGTTCATGCAAGCCTTTGGTGCCGATGCGGAAAGCACAGGCGCACTGTTCGCACAGTTCCGCGAGAAAGGTGTGAAAGATGCTAAAGAAGTGATGAACGTTCTTGATCAGCTATATGGCCAGTTCGCTGTCGGTAGTGTCAGTGTTAAAGATTTGGCGGGGATTAGTGAGCAGCTGTTTGCAACCTACCAAGCAAAAGGCCCTGGTGCGATCACTCAAATGGGCGCGCTGGTTCAGCTTATTGCAAAATCAAAAGGTAATGCCAACGAAGCATTAACTTCTATCCAAGGTATCTTCGCGACCTTTTCCGATAAAAAGAAAGTTGAATTCTTAGATAAGCAAGGTATTAAAGTTTTCAAAGATGGCACGAACGAACTGCGTCAGCCTGTTGAACTGTTGTTAGAAGTCTTAGATAAAGCGAAAAACGACCCGCTTAAACTGGGTGATGTGTTTGATCAGACAAGTTTGCAAGGCTTGGCGTCGTTATATAGCCAAGAAAACAAACTGCTATTAAAAGATATGGTATCTGGTAATGCGGAACTGGGCGCGACACAAAAAGCCGCTGCCAAAAATGCCGCCACATTTAACAGTGCCATGACTTCTCTGAATAACTCATTTTCTAAATTTGCAAATGAAAAGCTGTCTGGCCCTATCAAAGAAATAGCTGATGCTATTAATGGCGTCGACCAAGAAACGGTCGATAGTTGGCTTAAATGGGGCGAAGTTGCAGTCTGGGCGATTGGTGGTGTTATTGCGGCAAAGAAAACGCTCGATGCTGGCATGTGGGCTAAGAAGACTTTTGGTGCTGGCGGCATCGGCGGTGCGGCTGGCAAAGGCGGTATGAATAATCTTGGTGCAACCCCTGTTTATGTCGTCAACATGGGCCAAGGTGGGTTTAATAATGGCGGTGATCCGTCTATTGACTCATCAAATAACCAGAAACCCAAACGAAATCGTTTGAAAACTGGTTTGCAAACAGCAGCTATTACAGCAGGCGTATACCCCTTTGTTGACTCAATTATGGATGCAGCCATAGGCGATACAGACTTTGGTGTGTGGGCTAAGGAAACCACCCTGGGCGATGTGTGGAATGGAATGTTTGGTGATGATGAAGATAATGCCACGCCATCACAGCGTCAGCGCTCTCGGTGGGAGCAACGTAACCGCCCATCTATTTCAGAAATGGCCAATAACTTAGGTGGCCAAGGTGGCGATGTGTCCGCGTTCGCTACACAAATTATTCAGAACATCGCCAACCCAGCCGCAACCAGCCCATTAAACGGTCAGATCGCGGTCGATGTACAAGTGTCTGATGACCGTGTACGTGCCACGGCTCGCAGTCGTTCCCCATTTATTAGCATCGATAAAGACCCTGACGCTGGGCAAAATTAGGAGGCGTTTAAATGGCATTTGAAGATCGTTTAACGGCCAGTTTTCGTGGCGTTAAATTTGAACTCGATATAGTGAATGGCACGTCTGGCCGTCGTGCCATTGCACACTCATACCCGAAACGTGAAAGCGGCTATGCAGAAGATAACGGCGCAGTTTTTAAGCAAGAAAAAATCGAAGGCAAAATAGTTGGCAGTGATTATGTATCGCGCTTACAGACGCTACTCGTTGCGCTGAATCGGTCGGGCGCGGGTGAATTGGTTCATCCATGGTTTGGTGTTATCCAGATTCAAGTCGGTAATGTTTCTCACAAACTCGACTTAAAAGAAGACGGTGTTGCGACATTTAGCTTTGACGCATACAACGCAGGCGAAAGCCTATTTCCTAATGCCACTATCGATACAAGCGAATCAGTAAAAGCCGCCACAGAATCAGCAAGAGCTGCATCACAAGCGGCATTTACTCGTTCAGTATTAAGCTATAAAAAAGCCACGACTGAAGCCGCTGGTCTTGGTGATTTGTTTGACCAGGCATTGCAAGATCTCGACGAATTTACTCGCTCTATTCCGCACCTACCTAGTGAGCTGAAAGCCTGGACAAACCGCCTAACAAACTTGAAGTACTCGGTGGGTAATCTACTCGCTAAGCCAGGTGATTTAGCACGAGAAGCCATGGGGCTAATTGAAGATGTGAAAGGCTTGGTTACAGACCCAATTCAAGCGTTATCAGTTTATGACAATGTGCGTAATCGTTGGGATGGTATGCGCGCAGAGTTAACCGTGCGTGGCGGCTTAGGTCGTTCGATTATATCGGCCGATGGTTTTGCCAGTGGTGTGCAAACCGTATCAGATACCGCCACCATCGCAGCACAAGACAACAATATCAGCGCATTTAATACGCTGCTGTTGGATGGTTCGCTTATCGAAAAAGCCGACGCCATGGCCAACTCAGATTTTAATGTCGATACAGACATCGACACGATAGACAGCCTAACAGGTGTCGGTCGACAAGCCGTGATTACAGGCAGTCAATTAACAACGATCGGTAACGGAATCGCCAGCGATTTGGCTATTGCTGCCGAAGCTGCTGTGGAACGTGGCGACAGTGACACGTGGCGCACATTTCGCGCATTGAGAATTGCTGTATTAGAAGACACTCGCATTCGAGCACAACAGTTGCCAAACCTTTCTACGACTCGCCCAAATGTCACCATGCCAGTGGCGCTTTTAGCCTGGCAACAAACAGGCGATACAGAGAACCGAGCAAGCGTGATTCGTCGCAATGGTATCTCGAATCCGTCCTTTGTGGCCGCTGGCGAAAGTGTGGAGTTGATCAATGGATAATGTCATTTTAAAGGCGGCGGGTAATGCTTACGAGGGCTGGCAAAAAGTGCGAATCAATCGCTCATTAACGGCCATGGCTGGCACGTTTGACTTAGAACTTACATGGGAATTTCAAGGCGATGTTGCGGCTTATGATGCGTTTATCGATGGCTTGTTAACGGGTTCAGAATGCACCGTCGATATTGGTAAAGATCGTTTGATCACTGGGTACCTTGACGACTTTATCCCAAGTTACGACGACGAGACCATTACCATCAGCGTGACAGGCCGCGATAAAACTGCCGACCTTGTCGACTGTTCAGTCGTCCAGCCAAGCGGCCAATTCAAAAACCAAACCCTGCTACAAATTGCCATCATCGTATCGGCCCCGTTTGGTATATCCGTTATTAACGAAACAGACGTGGGTGCAGCGTTCCAACGTGTGCAAGTAGAGCAAGGCGAAACCGCTGGCGAGTTTTTGACACGCCTAGCACAACAGCGTGGCGTACTGCTTACGACCAACGGACTGGGCCAACTTGTTATTACTCGTGCTAGCAAAAAGCGCGGTGAAGTGGCGTTAAAACTAGGTGTTAATGTCAAAGCAGGACGCGGCCGATTTAGTCGAAAACAACGCTTTAGTGAATACATCGTAAAAGCAACGGGGGGCGCTGGTTGGGAAGACGATCAACCGCTTGAAAACGTTGGTGGCATCAAATCAACAATCACAGACCAGGACGTAAAGCGTTATCGTCCTTTGATCATTGTGAATGACGAAGTCACCACAGCAGCTGGTGCCAGTTTGCGCGGCCAGTGGGAGCGCCAGCGCGCGATCAGTGCCAGTAATACAGCTGAATACACGCTGACAGGATGGCGTAATCCGAACACAGGAAACCTCTATCAGCTTAATCGTATTGTCCCTGTCACTGACGCCATTATGAAGATCAATAAAGACATGTTGATTAGCAATATTCTGTACTCAGAAGACAATGATACTGGGCGCTTAATCGTGCTGTCTGTTGTCGATCCTGATGCGCTAAACATTCCTGCCAAAGTGGATAAGTCCGCTTCTATTAGTAAGAGCTGGTAATGTACAGATTAATTGAAAAATCCCTCGCCCCCCTTCGTCGACGTATCAGCCAAATGCTGGTTCGTGCGCTAGTAACATCGGTTAATGAAGATGTGAAGCGTCAAACTCTGCAAGTGAAAATGCGCGCGGATGAATCAGCCGACGACATCGAACGCTTTCAAAATTACGGTACCAGCAGCAACCCACCACTAGGATCAGAAGCCATACTTGCGGCACTGGGCGGCAACCTTGGCCAACTCGTCGCCATTGCAGTAGAGAACAAACAGTACCGACCACAGGGCGAAATTGGTGATGTGTTTTTGTATCACATGGAAGGTCATCAAATTCAGTTAACAAAAGATGGTGTGATCAACGTAACAGCAAACAAAGTTAATCTCACCGCGAGCGAAGAATTCAATATTGTGGCACCTACTGTAAATATTACAGGCGTGACGAACTTCAATAACACACTGACGATTTCGGAGGCTGGCGATGTAGATTCTTTAGGTGGTGCATCATTCGCGAAATCCATCGCGGCGGCTAATTTTGTGCCTATCGTTGGTGGATTTTCTCTACTTAGTCATAAGCATATTTACGACACTGACAAGGCAACTTCGGATCCTATAACGGTATGAGTATTTTACTAGATCAACTCAAGCAACAGATGAACATCATCGTCGAGGGCGACCTTGTCGATAGTAGTGTTGCCGAGCTTGTTTTGATTTCGCTTTTTACTGATTCCCGCGCCTCAGATTCTGACGAATTACCGGACGGTTCTAACGACTTACGCGGTTGGCCAGGCGATACCTACAGTACCACCTCTTGGGGTGGTAAATTGTGGTTACTCAAGCGTGAAAAACTAACCAGCGATGTAAAAAACCTTGCTGTTAAATACGCTGAAAATTCCCTTGCCTGGATGCTCGTAGACGCTGGCGACGGCATCATGGCCAAGGCCGTTTCTGTGGTCGGTGCCATTCCTCGTATTAATACTCTTGCATTGACCATTGCGATCACCAAGCCAGACGGCCGCAATATGACTATCAGCGTGTCACAACGTTGGGATGCTCAACTTGCAGGTATACAAAATGCCGTATAACGTCCCCACACTTAAAACCCTCATTGACGAGGGTTTAATCGACATTCAAAGCTCGTTAGATAAGGTGCTGCCTAAATTTGGCGTTGAGCAAGCATTGAACAGTGCTGTAAGCGGATCAGTCCGCGATTTGTACGATTATCAAACGTGGATTGTTCGCCAAATCATCCCTACGTCTGAGTCCGACGACCAGACGATTATCGACACAGCACAGAACGAAGGTGTAGTTCGTAAGCTGGCAACATACGCTGGCGGTACCGTGACATTCTTGGGCACAAATACTATTCCAGAAGACACGCAAATGACCCACAGTGATGGGCGTGTTTATACAGTCACATCGTCGTCATTAGATGGTTCTAGCGTGCTAGCTGTCGTGCAATCCGAAGACACGGGCGTTAGCTATGACGTACCCGTTGGCGACGCGCTCACACTGGTTTCAACAGTGCCAGGAGTATCGCCACAAGGCAGTGTTACCGCTGCTATATCAGGTGGTGCAGAGATCGAAAGCGTTAGTGAGTTACTAGAGCGTTTGTTGTTCCGTAAGCGCAACCCGCCAATGGGTGGCGCTGTGGCCGACTATGTCGCGTGGTGTCGTGAAGTCGCTGGCGTTACCCGCGCATGGTCATACGATGCTTACCAAGGCGGCTCGACTGTTGGTTATGCGTTCGTGTTCGATGGACGTAGCGATATCATCCCAACGTCTACAGATGCAGCAACAATGGACGCGTATATCTTCCGCCATCAAGACCCAGCATCAAAAGTGTTTGTAGGTCGACCAGCTGGAATAGAGGCCATTTATATTGATTTAGTTTTAAAAACCACTGATCTAATTATCACTATCTCGCCAGATTCTACAGAGCGTCGTGCTGCTGTGATCGAATCCATTCAAAGTTATTTTAAGTCATTAGCACCTGGTCAAACCTTGCTATTGTCAGGGTTAAGAACGGCAATTGGTGTGGTAGATGGTGTGACAGATTACACAGTTAGTTTGTCTGACAACATCAGTGCGCTACCTAATGAGCTGCATGCACTTGGTGTTGTTACGTGGAGTAACGTATGAGCCACAGCGTAGCGCAATGGTCAAACGCTATCATGATGCAAATGCCGCAAGGTGATATTTGGTCACGCGATCAGTCAGGGCCGCTTTATAAATACGTGGCAGGTTATGCACCACGATTACAGCGAGCAGAGAGAAGCGCAGACCAGCTATTGCTCGAAATGCGACCAAATAGCACTCAGCAGCTTTTAGAATATTGGGAAGAATATTTAGGTTTGCCTGAATGCGTGCTAAGTGACCAAACGTTCGAAACAAGACGTCGTGCAGTGATAGAAAAATATTACCGCAAAGGTGGCTTGCAAAGCTGGGCAATCGAAGAGCTTGCGACAACGCTTGGGTATACGGTTGAAGTAAACGAAATCTTCCCACATCACTGCTTGCGCGGTTGCACATACCCACTTTATGAAGAGCGCTATCGTCACGTTATTCAAGTCATTGTTAAGAACATTTCAAACAACTACGCAAGCTGTCTCGATGACTGCTTAACACCACTGGTTTCAGAGTCCGCCGCTTTACTGAATTGCACCTTAAATAAATTCAAATTGGCGGGGAAATACTACGAATTCATATATGAGGAAGCAGCCTAATGAAACTAAAAAACGGCTCTCAAGTAGCTGTACGCCCAGCAAGAAAACCTACTGAAGGTTCACCAGGCTACTTTTCAGAAAGTAACGATTCAGGAGCACCAAGCTATCCTGGTCAAGATTGGTTTAATGATCAAATTGATGAGTTCCAAAACGCTCTCGCAGCTGCTGGAGTGGCTTATGATTCTTCAAAGCTAACTAACTTAGCTGAGGCATTAGGTAAGCTTACACGCTCTAAATCACTGATGGATGTCAGTGGCACTGCTGATGCGATCATACTTACTACACCAGCAGGCAAGCAGCCTGTCACAACCCTAAACGACTACGACGAATTTTCATTCATCGTAGCGGCGACCAACACAGCAACAGTCACAATTAAAGTGGATGCGCTAGCAGCGAAACCTTTAGCGGGCATTGTGTCTGACACACAGATATTCGAAACCGCATTGCTCACGGTACGGTACATCGCCGGATCGTTCTATATAGCGAATCAGATTAACCCAAAAACAGGAAATCCCGTGGCGCTTATCGGAGAGATAATTTCTTCGCCATTCGCTGGTGTTGGTGCGTGCAAAATGCGATTTGACAGCGGTGAACTAAGCCGAGCAACACACCCAATCTTATTCGCAAAAGCTCAAAAAACTGGGCTGATTGACCAAGCGACAAAGGACGCTGACTTGCAAGAATACGGCGGTAAATGGGGCGATGGCGACGGAGCTACAACATTCACCGTTCCAATCTACGATGGCACGTTTTTGCGTATTGCAGATAATGGACGTGGGTTTGATGTGGGTCGCATGTTGGGCACTTGGCAAGGTGATGCTATTCAAAATATTGAGGGCGGCTTTTCGGCAATATTGCCCAACGTATTTGAAAGTGGGTTATCTGGTCCATTTGAGGCTGTATACACAAGCAACGGCACGTCGTCGGGTACAAACGGAAATTTAGGGATAAAATTTGACGCATCTAATGTTGTGCCAACAGCTGCGGATAATCGCCCAATGAACTACTCAATTAACGCCGCGTTTTTGGTTTAGGAGAAGATGATGGCAACACTATATAGATACGGAACCTCTACTCAATTTTGGCCGTTAATCGGCGCAGTAGAGCCGCAAAAAGATGCGGTGAGTGGTGAGAAATTAACATATCGCAACACAACAGAAAAAAAACCACTTGCTGAAAAGAAAGGCTTTGTTCAAGGGTTTGTAACGGGTGATTGGGAATATTACCCAGCAAGCCAAGAATATTGGTTGGCTGACGGTTCAAAACATAAAACCGAAGATGGTGAAGAGTTGCCGGAAGGTGCTTTACTAGAAGCGCCCGTTATTCCGCCAACTAATGCAGAGCAAACAGCGCTAGCAAACACGGAATGCTCGAAACGCATTCATGCACGATGGAATCAAATAGGCCAGATCAATGCGGCATTAGGCATTTATGGCGCTGATGATACAGCGGCATGCTCAGCTTGGATAGCAGCCAATCGAGCCGCGCTTGTCGCGCTGATAGCTCGCGTGGATATTACCGAGATCGATGTAACTGACGGCCAATACTGGCCACTATATGGAGATTGATGTGAAGATTTATCTAGCGTTACTTTTATGTTTCTTAGCAGTTGGTTGTAGTTCACAAAAGCCTATCCACTATGCGAGTGCGGAGTTATCTGCTCGTGGTGCTACTTAGTATTGTAGCGACGAAACCGCATCAATGGATACTACAACAAATATGACAAGCGCGGATGGAAAGACAATTTCATCTAAGTTTGAAATCAGTTGTGGCTCTCTCTGATCTAACTAACAGATAAATAAAAAGGGCTATTGGCCCTTTTTCTATTTCCCTTCTAAGACTACAATTCTGATCACTTTATAAAATGCGCAAAACATGCGACTTTAGTGCTCAAACTTCGCGCCGCGCTACAAGCGGTGTTGCGGAATGTTTGTCATTCAATAGCAGACTATTAAATAACAACACAGCGAATTTCGGAGGATAGAATGGAACATACTTGGCGTTGGTTTGGACCAAATGATGAAACAACTTTGACGGATATTCGTCAAACGGGCGCGACGGGGGTTGTGACCGCGTTGCATGAAATTCCTAATGGTGACGTTTGGCCAGTAGAAGTAATCAAAGATCGTAAAGCCATGATCGAATCGCATTCAC